GCTCAGGGAGGTGCAGCAGCCCGAAGGGGCAGATCACGGCTTGAAAAGTTCGATCAGCGAATGGGAGTGCCTCCGCGTCGCCTTCCTGGAACGGAACGCCGGGAAACCCACGCTGCGCCTCTGCGACCATCCCGGGCGCTATGTCGATACCGATTGCATCCAATCCGCGTGCCGCGGCTTCGCCGGCGCCGTATCCCGGTCCGCAGCATAGGTCGAGCAGCCGCATCCCAGGCGCGGCCGCAACTGCTTGGAGCATGGGCGCAATCGCTTGGCGGGTCAGCCGACCGGGACGGTCGCCATAGGTCGCAGCCTGTGCGTGGTATCCATCCCGTTCCAGGCTCTTGAATGTAGGTGTCGCGTTGGTTTGGTCGGCCTCGGACATTGGCCTCTCCAAAATCCACCCACTACCTTTCTAGACTATCACTCTTGAATGGGGTCAATACAGACGTTCCCGATGCCGAATATAGAACCAGTGCGCCGAAAACTTACTCTCTACGCCAATGTCCGCTTTTGGCACAAAGCAGACATCACGCGGCTAAGTTCCGATGTCCGCTTTCGGGGGTAAAGCGGACATCGTGTCTACATCCTGCAATTCCGTTTAGCTAGGGCGACAAAAGGGAAAACAGGCACAGGAGACCAAACATATGTTCATTGCCATGAACCGGTTTCGTGTGGCAAAGCAAGCGGGCCTTCGAGGCGTGGACAAAATCGGAACAATTCCGTGCCGCGCATGCGCGTGCCGGTAACGAGACAACTGGACCGCTCTATCTGGAGCATCCAAAATTTGAAGGCTTCGAAGTACGCCAGACCATCACTCGAAACGCGGCCAGCGCGTAGCGTTCGCGCCTCGTGATCCGCTCGGCCGCCCCGACAGATTAATTTACGACTTTCGGCATGATGCTCACCATTCGCGCGCAAAGGGATCGCGTGAGCCGCCGTAGGCGTAGAACGCCGCCGTGGTACTCCGAGAAGCGGGACACGGATCGGAAATTACGCCGGATGTTTTGGACCAAATATACGGCACGACGATCGGCACTTCTGGCACCGCCGCCGCTTGCTTTACCGCTGCGATCGCACCAGCTACGGCGGCCGCAATGTCGTCGTGAGCAGAAGCTGTCGCCGGATGACGCACGACCTCGCGACCAGCCAGGACGTGACGCTCGAGCGAGGCTAGCTGTACGCGCAGCGTGGAGCTGTCAATGAGTCGGGCGCGGGCTGACAGCAGCAGCGGCAAGGCATGAAGGTAATTCTCGCTAGTGGTTCTGGGACAAGATCGAAAAGTGATCCCATTGCGCGCCCACTCGTCGCTGTGAAAGCCACCGGCAAAGCCGTCGCTCATCACCACGCTAATACCGTAGAGTTTTAACAGTTGGGCAAACTCAGCGACAACTGCAGCGGGGACGAAGCGCGGTTTGCGCTCGCGCAGCAGATCAACGACCACGGTTTCATGCGCCTTGTCGTAATGCACAATGCTGACGGCAAACGAGTCAGTACCTGTTCCAGAAGCCGGATCGCAAAATGCGGTGTAAGTAATGCCCCGCTGTGGCGGCCGTTCGTGAACGCCGAAATCGGTGCAGCTCTCGACGGTGTCTAGTGGGATGAAATCGGAAAGATCCTCGCGCCAAACATTGAGATACTCGGCCCGGGCTTTGGGCGCGTCTTCGCCGAGAGCACGATCAACGACATGCTGCTGCAGCTTTGGGTTCATAACCGACGACGGCGCAAACCAGCACACATCCTCGCTGTCATCGATACCGTGCAGCTTCTTAAACATGCGGTACATGTAGCCGCGCTTGCGATAGACGCTGGAGCCGAGCATTAACAGTCCGCCGTCTTGGCACATCGCCATCGACGGCTCGGCAGCACCAACAACCTCCTCATCTGAGGACGCGGCGTGCTCGTCGGTTTTCCAGTAGCAGCACTCTGAGCCAAGCACTGCGATGGCACTTCTGCCGCGCACCAGACGCGCATCATTCGTACTGATCTCCAAGCTGGAGCCATTGCGGAATTCGGTCACCTCGCCGGTCGAGCGCGTGACTTCGGCCGCGAGCAGCGGCGTCTGCAGCAGGCCTTCGCAATAACGCCGCAGGATGCCCGCTTGCTTTTTGTCGGCGCCAAGCAAGATGACGACAGCGCCCTCGCCGGCGCTTTGCAGCTTCCGCCAATCAGCACATAGCGCCGACCGCCACACTGCAACCGCACTAAGGAAGCGGTCTTTGCCAGCGCGCCGGCCGGCGAGCACAAACAGCCGGCGCACAGGCTCGTTCGGTAAACGGCTACGGCCGGTGCACTGCTTGAACAACTCGACCTCGCGCGGCTCACGCAGTGGTTCGCCGTCGATCAGTTTGGCGACCACCTTCCACGTCCAAAACGACGCCGGCGCGAACACCGATCCCATTAGGTTTAAATCGGCGAGCGCACGACTAAGCGGGATGGCCGGCGTCATGACGGGGCATCCTCAGCCGGCGCATGCGCCTGGACGGCCACATCTTCGGTGCGTATCTGCTCAAGGTATTCGCTGAGGCTCGGCGTAATGTCGCGCGCCACTCTCCGCCAACCTAAAGCGGCTTCAGCTAAACGCCGTTGCCGATCGGCTAAGCGACCATAGAGGTCCAAGTCGACAACATCCGGCTCGCAGCCCTCGGCGCGCGCTTGCGCGAACTTGTCCTCCAGATAAACGAGCTCGGCCTCGAGCGTGCTGACGCGCCGAGCGGCAAGGCGCTGCGTCTCGCTCAATTCACCGCCACAATGCGCTTGAAGATTTTGCAGCGTGTCTCGCATCAAGCGGGCCCACAACGACCGGCCGTCGCAATTCGGCAAAAGCGACGAACCGTTGCTGACGCGGCTACGGGTTGTCGGCGAACGCCTAGTCAATGGCGCGCTATCCGCGGGCGACCTAGGAACGATTTCAGCTTCCACGATGCCCGAAAATTGCTGACGAATCGCCGACTGTCAAGCAATGATGCCAGAAATAACCACTCAGTCGGCATGATTTGTATTAGAGTATAAGGATTGTGATACCGCTTATCCCGATCTCGCGAGAAAATAATCGTTTAACTTCAGAGCGTTACGAGGAAGTTCCAATTTAGGCCTTCCCAGATCGCCAAAACGACTATAACGCAATAACATCAATAACTTACATCGAATATGGCCAATGGCCATATATGGCTTTTGGCTGCCGAGTAGTGACGATTGAGGAACCGCAACTTTTTCCCGAATTTTGGGTCAGCCTTGGTTTCTTGGTTTCCTTGGTTTGTTTCCGACGTTTTATATAATTTGTCCGGACAAATGCCTCACGTCGGCCGGACAAAACCAAGAAAACCAAGAAACCAAGGCTCACGTCTTCACCTTCGTCAGCCGATAGCCGACTTGGGCGGCGTTCAGCCGATCAGAATTCAAGCGATATTCGCCGATCACCCGGCCGCTGATCTTTCGCAGCCACCAGCCGAGCCGTTTCGCCGACACGTTGCCTTTGTCTTCCGCAACCCGCAGCAGCAGCAGCTTGAACGGCTGTGCATTGAAATCACCGGGCGCTGGTGGCTTGCAGGCGGCTTCGATGATTTCACGGCAAGTGTAAGGCTCGTCGAGCGTCAGGTAATCGCGCCACAGGCTGAACAGCTCACGGATATTGGCGAGCTCAGGGTCCTCTTCCCTGGCGCTGTCCATGCTTTGCACCGGGTCGGGCTGGCCGAGCCAGACGAGTGGTTCGCGTGCCATCCGCGACCAGGCGCTATAGCTGCCGAGCGGGCCGCACACCGTTGGTGCGCCGGCGGCGAGATAGGCGCGAACCACGGTCAGCGCCGCGGCGACATAGAGGCCGCGATCCGACAGCACGGCATGCAGCGGGTTGCCTTTGAATTCGCGCAGTTCCGGCCGCTCGATTGACGCATCGAGGTTGCAGGCGAGGCCGCGCCGAACCATGTCGCCGCGGAGCAGGATATTATTGCCGGTGGCAAACACCGTCGTATGGCATTCGCATTCCGGCATTTCCGAGCGGCCGAGAATTCGGATCTTGACCAATGGCCGCTCGGTCAGCTGGCACAGCAATTCGCCCTCGAGATCGAGGGTGCAGTTATCGAGCGAGACGATGGCGACTCCGCTGAGGATCACGGCGCCGAGCCGCTTCTCGGTCTCTTCCTTATCTTTCGACGCGGTGATGACCGGGCACAGCCGTCCGGTCGCAATCGCGGCGATGATGTCGACTAGATAGCTTTTGCCAGTGCCGGCCGCATGAGCGCGAATGAGATACAGCGGCGCCGTCGCCAGCGAGCCGCGCACCAGCGCGGTCAACAATCCCGAGATGGCGACGGCGTGATCAATCTCGTTGGCGAACGAGAATTCGGCCAGCAAGTCGACCAGCAACCGCAGCGCCATCTGCGCTTCGTCGCGGCTCGGCCGCTCCGGGATCGTTGGCAAGTTTAGGCCGGCCAGCAGATAGAGCTCGGATTGCACGTCATAGCCAGGCGTCGCCAGCAGCGAGCCGTCGGCACGCAGCGTCGGCGTGGTGATGACACCGGATATTCGCGGGATGCGCCAGCGGGCCTCGCGCGCCAGCAGTATCTTGACGACCTGCTGCGGCGGGTCGGTGTCGGTCCATTGCTTGCGCTTGAGGTCAAAGCGCTGGAACAGCGCGGCGTCGGCGACCCATTCGAGCAGGCTATCGGCGGAAAACGCGCGCAGCCGCGCAATCCGGGTCTGGTGGCCGTCGGCTGCCGCCACGACCTCGGTGACCGGGTGCACCAGAGTGCCGGCGCGGGCGAAGATCGGTAGGCCCGACACCAGCAGGGCGCGCTCGGCCTCGGCGACCGTGCGCGGCAACTGGCCGGCGACCAGGCGGACGGTCGGAATGACGACCTGGGTCGGCGTCGTGGCTGCCGCCGCGTTCGCGGTTCCGGTCTGGCCGTTCTCTACCTTGGCATAGGAGCGCTCGACCTCCTCGCGCAGGCGGCCGGCATATTTGCTGCCGATGCCGTTCGCATATTTCTCCAGCAGCGCGACAATCGCTTCGACGCTCCAGCGCCGCTTTTTCAGCTGCGCCACCACGCCGTGGAATGCAGTCGAGCGGTCGCCGTTCGCCACGCCGGCGCGGATCAGTTCGAGCAGCTCCGGCGGCAAGGTGGTCTCGTCGTCGGCGGCGTGCGCCTTTCCCCCTTTCGGGGGAGGTTCGGTCTGCGTCGGGAACGCGGCCAGCAGCTCGGCCGGATTCCACAGCCGGCCGCTGTGCTCGACGATGCGGGTCGGCTCGGCAGCGATGCGGCCGCGTTTGCGCTTGCTGGCGTTCGGAAAATTCGGCGTGCCGGCGACGCGGTAGCATTGTGTGATCACGCCGGTGTCAGCGTCGGCGCCGGCACTTTTGCGGATGGCGTCGCCGATGGGGCGTGCCTGCGCCGCTGGGATGGCGCGGTCAAACAAATACCAAAGGTGGTAATTGCCGCGCGACGTCTCGACCGCCAGGCTTGGCTTGGCGCTGACATTGCCGGCCTTGTCCTTGTCGGCGTCGCTGTCGACGACCAGGCCCAGGACCCAGACGGTGTCGGCGAGCTCGCCGCGCTTTTTGCGTGGCAGGTCGGCGCGCACGGTGCGCGCCTCGATGTAGACGTTGTGGCCAGCGGCGGCGTCGCCGAGCGCCGTCTGTATCATGTGCTCGACGTCGTCGATCTTGAAGCGGCTGGCGACCACAGCTTTGTCATCGACCGGATGAATGCGAAACAATTGCAGCACGCCGCTCGGGTTGGTGCCGTTGATCAGCTCGGTGGCGTGCTTTGAAATAATTTCAATGAAACGGCGAACTGTCGCTTCGTCGGCCGGCAGAGGTTCGTTGAGGTCCATGTCGTTAGATCCTCCCGCCGAGGCGATAGAAGATTGAGCGCAGCCACTTCGCCTGCTTCTCGCTCGGCTCGCGCCACACCGTTCGCGATGTCATGTCGTTGATGAAAGTCTTTTCCTTCTCGCTCAGCCGGTCGCCGCGCTGCTGGCAGAAGCGGGCGATTTCACGCCAGTGCGGCGTGCCGTCGACGTTGTGAAAATCGACGCTGCCGTGCTGTTGGTTCTCGGCGGCGCGCCTGCCGGCGTCGTAACCGGCGTGGTACAGCTTCTGCATTTCAGCGTCGGTCAGGCCACCGCCGGTCGACTTCTCGACGCGCTCGGCCAAGGCGTGGATATCGGCGCCGCTGCCTTTGAGCAGGCGCATGATCGCGCGCCCGGCGGCGACGAGATCGCCATCGCGGTCGCTCGACAGCATCCGCAGCGAAGCGGCGAGCTTTTTGGCGATGGCGGCCGGGATGTCGGTCATGACCGGCCCCAGCAGCGCTTGAAATGACCGCACGCCTTGCAGCGCCAATCGCCGGGATCTTCGGTGAAGCGCGGCAGCAATTCGCCGGCACGAGTCGCCGCGATGATGCTGACGGCGCGGTCGGACCAAGCCTGCGCGCGCTCGGCGTCAAACGGCACAAGCAGGTGAAGACGCTCGCAAGTGTCGGCGTTCAGCGCGGTGAACAGCGCTGGATTGGTAACGTCGAGATAGGCTTGGTACAGCGCGACCTGCGTGGCGTATTGCGGAAACGTCTTCTCCAGACCATCGCGCTCGAGCGCGCGCCAGTTTTTGGCGTTGACTGCTTTGTGCTCCCAAAGGGCGGGATAGAGCAGATAGGTCGCCAGGTCGTTAGGGCCGGCGATGATGATTCCGTCGGCGTGGCCACGGAGCAGGCCATCGGCGGCCGAGAACGCCAGCGCCTCGGGCGGCGCGAATTTGAAGCCGGCCGCTCTCAGTAACTGGCGCGAGCGCTTCTCGAAATAATGGCCGCGGGCGAAGATCTCGCGCAGCCGCGCTGAATGCGTCGGCGTACACCACCAGTCATATTGGATTTTGCGCAGGCATTCGCCGCCGACGATGCTGGCGCCGAGATAGGGCCGCGGCAGTTCGGCAACTCGTGCCGCGGCGCGCTCAATCGCGTCGTTGATTGCGACGTTGACCGGCTCGATTGATACAGTGGCGCGGTTGAGATTGAGCATCGACGCCGCTCCATCAGATGCCGATCTCGTCGTTGAATTCGTTCGGCGTCATCAGTGGGTCGCCGGTGGCCGCATTCGCCTCGCGGGCGATAACGTCGGCGCTGGATTGCCGAGTGACGCCGCAGCCGCTGAGGTCGCGCGCGATTTCCGCCTTGCGGATTAGCCGCGTTGCCGTCAGCAGAAAGCCGAGCATGGTCTCGCGCGGCCATTGCGCTAGCGGCAGGCCCCAGTCGACTTTTGCGGTCTCGGCTAATTCCGGCAAAATTGCCGTGACGGTGCCGGCGTCCCACGGGTCGGGGTCGAGCCCGGTCATGCGCACCGCGAGCTCGCTGTCGATCTCTTCGGCGACGGCCTGCTCGGCGCGCGTCGCGATCCAGCCGAACAGCAGCGCGGAGACGAGCCAGCCCCATTCGGTGTCGCCGAGCCGGCCGATTGGCGCGCCGGCGGGAATGGCGCCGTTGCTGACAACTTTGCGCGCAGCGGCGATGGCGGCGGCGGTCGCCCGCCGCTGCCAGGCGTCATTAAAGGCGGTGGCACCGATCTTCGCGGCGGGTCTTTTCATGACGCCCAGGCCGGCTTTGTGATCGCCGCTGGAGCGGCAGGCGCCGTTGACGGCGAATGTGGCGGTGACGCCGTCTGTTCGACCGCATGCCAGTCATTTTTACCGGGCGTGATCGCCACCAACAAAACATTCTTGTCCGAATAAGTTTCGCCGTTGGCTTTTGCGCCGCCCTTCTCGATGCCGATCCTGGCGATGAAGCGCATACCGTCGAAGTCTGCAAATTCTACAGTGCGCTTGGCACGCGCTTCCGGGGAGTTGTCTTTCGGGTCAATCCCTCGAGCCGATTCAAGAATGCCGCGCAGCTTGCCTTGCGAGACCTCAATCGCTTTGGCGTGACCGTCGGTCGTGCCGGCTATGACAAATCGCTCCCAAAATTTCCGGCGCGAATATTCGCCTTCGACGACGGTGAGCTCGCAATCAAGGTACTCGCAACCGCCGTCCTTTGAGCGCTTCAAGACGCCGCCTTCACCGGCACCGCCCGGCCGGATCGTCAGCTGCACCGTGGCGATGGTGCCGTGGGGGATGAGATCGAAATCTCGCTGCGGTGGTGCGTCGCTGTAATCAAACGTCATGTGGTTTTCTCCTTTACGTTGGCGTTTGGCTTGCTGGGTGGAATGAAGGGTTTGCGCTCGCCGGGACCGACGAGTTTTTTGATCAACTTGCCGAGATGTGGTTCCTCGAGCTGCTCGAGCCGGCCGGCGCGATCTTTCGCCGGATAGCCCCACGGATTCGGTGACGTGCAGACAAAGGCGCGTGTCACTTTGTTGTCGCCGAAATCGACCCATTGCATGGTGACGATCTGATCGACGATGCCGGGCAATTCGCGTCCGGTCTTCTGTCCCTCGAGCTGGATCTGGAATTCGGCGTGATTGAACTCGTCGAAAACCTTCTCCAGGATCGCGACGAAGATCACGTTCATGCCACGCGCGTGCTGCAGCTGGTTCAGCCAGAGCAGCATCTCGCGCGCGTGCAAGCCGTAGGCAGCGCGAACGTCCTTTTTGCCCGAACGCTCGGAAAGACATTCCGGCTGCTGCTCGGCCCAACGAAATGACAGCCGCGAAAGCGCAGTTATTGAGTCGACGAAAACGGTCTCGTATTTTTCGAGATTGGGCAGCGCGCCACCGATGGCGTCATAGTGCGCCTTCGAGTAGCAGGCTGTCGGCAGGAACGATTGATTGGGACCAGCGATGCGACAGGCGATGTTGCGCGCGGCTGGCCAGTCATCCAAACGAAAGGTGTCGACCGGCACGTCTTGCACGGCGAGGTCGCCGGCCTCGACGTCGAGGAAAAGCGTCGTCGTCGATTTTAACGTCCGCAACAGCGAGGTCTTGCCGACGCCGGTTGGTCCGTCGAGTAAAATTTTGGCTCCGCGGCGTTCGGCCAGGCGATCATCGGCGCCTATGATCTTCATTGGCGGCGCTCCTCTTTCTTCAGCACCTCGAGAATCGCGCGGGCGACTTTCTGGGCTTTGTCTTTGCTTAGCTTGGCAATGATGATGCGAGCGATGTCGCGAGGCCGATCCTGGGCGGTCCACAAGTCACCGCCGCCTTGTTCAACTTCGCGCTTGTAACGATCCCGCTCCTCAATCACAGCCGCTAGCGCATCGTTGATTTTTTGCATCGGCGAGATGCACGGTGGAGCATTCGGGTCAGGCACCACCGTCGCCGCTTTCCATTTCCGCAGGACCGTATCGGGATGGTTGAAAGCAAAGCGCTCGGAGTCGGTCAGTCGTGACCGCCATTTCTCGATTTCAGCTTTGTGTTCGAGGCAATCGAGCAGTCGTTTCCGGGTGCCTTTGTCAATTTCCTTGAACGAGTGTGCGATCAACCATTCGCCCATCGCATTTTCGTAGCGGCGGCCGTGTGGCTTATTGGTGTGAAGACTGCTCATGACGTCGGCGCGACCGGCCTGCAAGGCCTCGGCAATCGCCAGCCAGTCGTCCCAGGCGCGGCGCTTGCGTGCCATCGCTTCTTGACCACGACGAATGATTTCCGAAACCGCCGATGATGGGTTGAGCTGGCTCAACTCATCCGCAACGACTTCAACAGCGCGCAGGTGAACGTTGCTGACATAGCGCTGCGCGCCGTCATCAAATTCGATTTCCGAAACTTCGAGACCAGCCTTGATAACTTTCCCGTGCAGCTCGGGATCGGCGACGTCGAAGACCTTACCTTGATCCGCGTGAGTGGATCGAATATCTAGAGCCATCTCAGCATTCCTTCGATTTCGTGCTCCTCGGACCTTCGCACCAGCAAAGTGATCGATCCGAGGAGCTTCTCCTAGCTGTCGTCAGTTAGTTCGAGGAATCGCCCGAGGCCTGACGACATTCGCGCTGGGGCGAATTTCAGGCGCGCGTCCGCCGCGGCTGCACCGTTCTAGTGCGCAGCCACTCCTGTTTTCCCGCGATGTTGTAGATGACGCCGAGACCCGGCACCTTCGCCCAGGGCGGCGCCTTACCGAGGCGACGCTGCTTGCGCAGCGTCTGCTCCGTGGTCTCCCATTCTTGGGCGAGTTCGGCTTCGGTCTGCCAACCCTCTAAAATGCACTTCTTAGCTTTGGCCATCAGTCCGCGCTCCAATGTGGTCGCGGATGATCAGATTGGATCGCAAAAAGGCAGAACTAAATTCGCAAAATCGCGGGGGATTTATTTCTTGGCGGGTTTATCGGGGAGTTTGATGGCGAGTTTTTCGGCGAGTTTATCCGGATCCTGAAAGTCCGGGCGGCGCCCCTTCGCCGTCCAGTGAGATGGCGCGAGCTCGGGTCTTACCCCGTTTTTCCCAAGGACCTGTTCGCGTGTTACCCTGAACTTAGGTTTGAAGAAGTCGCGCGCAGCCGCCCAATCTTCTTCTGGAGAAGGCGACTTTTGGCCGGGCGGCCAATTCTTTAGCCGCTCTCCGTACCACTCTCCGAGCTTCGAGTGGGGCACTTTCGGCAGCGCCTTGGAGGCGGGTAGCTCTTCCGGGGATTCCGATGCCATCACCTTTTCCGGCGGCGATGTTTCTTGGGTCGTTGTTTCGAAAAGGGCGAACGCCTCTGCAAGCCGAACGCGCGGGAGCCGGATTGGCACAACATGGTCGCCGAAAGACACAACGATTATGCCGGCCTGCCAACTAATCTCCGCGCGGCGCTCCATCCACATTCGCCAAGTGTCGGCGTAAGAGGCACCTATAAAACCGTCCCGCCTTGCGCGGAAAGCAGTCCAGGTCAGGACATCATTGGGATCATCATCTGATTGAACCCGCAGCCGGCGGTACGCGATGGCGTCGCACAAGGTCTTTCGCACCTTGTCGATATCAAGCGATGGCTCTCGCTCGACGATACGGGTCGCGGCCTGCTCCAGATGGACCCACTCTGGTTCGAGCTTCGGGATCGCAAGGGGCATCACCCGCCCCGCAATCGCTTGACGTTCTGCTTCCCCTTCCCTGCCCCGGCAATGACGCTGCCGATCTTGGCTGTCGCCTCGCGCAACGGATCGTCGGCAAGATGCGCATAACGCTGCGTTGTACGAAATTGCGTATGACCTAAAAGCTTGCCGATAATCTGCAGGCTCAAGCCGCCGCCGGCACCAACACTCGCAAAAGTGTGCCGAAGATCGTATGGCCGAGCGTCAGTCAATCCAGTTGGCAGCGCCACGTCACGGAGCGCTGCCTCGGTGCGACATTCCTCGACTGTGGGTTCACGGCTCAACCGGGTGCGCAGATCGGCAACGATGGCGGCAATCTTCTCGTTGTCGGAGTTGGCCCACAGGAAAACGGTCGCTTGTTCGCGGGCGCGATACCACACTGACCAAATCTGCTTGAGCGGCTCGCTGGAACGGTTCTGTCCCGGAAACACCCAAGGACTCTTGCTCCTGCCTGTGTCGCGCTTGACCCGCAGCCTTTCCAGCAACTCGAGCGCCGCCGGGTTGAGCGGCGCCTTATGGACCTTCCGCTGCTTAGTGTGCGAGCTCGGCTTCACCCAAAAACCGGGTTCGGCGTCGAATTGCTCCCAACGGGCATTCATCGCCTCGTCCGGCCTGCAGCCGGACAACATGATCAGCTTGATGCAATCGGCGGCTGAGCCGGGCGCGTCAGACGAGGCGAGCGCGTCGCTCAGCGCTGCCAGCTCGGCGGTCGACAGGAAGCGTTCCTTCGCGGTCTCGGGATTGCGCCGCACGCCCTTGCAGGGATTGCCCTGTGCTTGGTCGCGCCACGGCTTGTTCTCGCCGGCCAGCGGCTTGAGGCTCAGCGAAAACATGTTCGAAGCCACCGCCAGGATGCGATTGGCGCGCACCGGCCGGCCGCTGGCCGTGATGTGCCGGTGCATGGACTCGATATCGCCGAAATGAACGTCGGCCACCCTGCGCGCATAGCCAAGCTCGGCGCCGATCTCGACCAGCATCTTGTGGGCGTCGTTGCGCCGCGGGCCGCGCAGCTTCTTGGTCGCCAGGTGATCAGCCTTGTAGCGCTCGATCAGGTCCTTGACCGTCGGCGCCTCCCGCCGCTCCCGCTTCTCGACGGCGATGTCCTCGCCGCGATCGACACGGCGCCGTAGCTCGCGGGCTTCGGTGCGGGCGGCATCGACGGTCCAGGCCGGCCGGCTGCCGATGGTGTAGAAGCGCTCGACGCCGTCGATCCGGTAATTCAGCAGGAATGAACGGTTTCCCGACCGGTTACGCCGTGTCGGAGCATAGATCGCTGCGGCGAACCCCTTAACCTCCGTGTCGTACAGGAGCTTTCGCCCCTTGGCCGGCGCCGGCTCGCTGTCGACTAGCCTGGTAATCAGTTTATCCGGCATGGGCGGTCTCGTTGGGGGCTCGTCGGTCTTTCGTCGGTGCTCCGGAAGGACAGAATTGAGCAAATATGAGCACAAAAAACCGTTTATGTCCACAAAATAGTCCTATTTTCCGGGCTTATTTCGAGCCATGAAAAATTATCGTCAGCGCTCAATGGCTTAGTTTTTGGCCCCCGAACGACTGCAAAACCGTTTACCCCGGTTCAATTCCGGGCGTGGCCTCCAAACTCGCCTCCTGCCTTTTTGCACCCAGCTTTGAGGCCAAGATTTGGGCCAAAC